CTTTTGATTATGCAGGGAATTTTACAATGACGACCGCTATCGAAGCTATCCAACAGGATTTTCCTTTCGATGAAATACGCGATGCAACTGGCAACTACTTCGCATCAGTCGCAGACGCAAAGAAAGCAGGCTACCAGGAGTCACAGATATGGTCTGTTGTTATCGGTGACGGGGTAGGGCCCAACGGTGAGGATGTTTATACATACGGCCCATCATTCCACTACGTAAACGTCATGGGATACATCGCCACCAAAGAACACCATGACGACGAAACCTACTACGACGAACTCCTCGACCGTGACGATTAGATCAACAGGCCTGTGGCATAAAGGAGAACGCTAATGCCTCGACATTCAACTCACTGGGATTGGCAAGAGGCCTTCGACAAGTTTGGTTTTAATGATGGCGATGGTTGGAACGGCACCGATCTTGTAGCCGCATATATCGATAGCAAAGGATACGAATGCGTTTGCGACTGGTGGGGCATTCACAATTTCATGATTATGGACATCCTGAAAAACAAGAAGTCCATCCTGTTCAAACAAGATAATGAGTGGCTTCCCCACCTGTCACATATTAACGAGCCTATAGGTTACGTAGAGCCAGAAGAGTATCTGCCAAGCCAATTGGTAAACGATCTCAACGCCCGTTTTCATGACAATTATGAAGCGTAAGTACCAGGCAGCGTTCAATGCAGCCGCCAGCGCATCACCCGAAGTGCAGGCGCTAGGCTACCAGCGTTGGGTCAGAATCCTGCGGACGTGGATCGAGGTCACGGATGACCTTGATCGCGACGCCAACAATCGGGGCGTCCTCAATGGACTTGGGGATGTACCGGTCGAGCGTTGACTTCGGCAGCAGCCAGGGCGGCTGGTAAATCAAGGCTGACAGTTCACCGTCATACCGAGCCACAACAATGTCACCCGTCTGCGGCGGCTGTATGTGGACCGGCCGCACCACGACAATATCACCGCGCACCACGGCTCCAGCATTCAAGCTATCGCTGTTGATCTGCACGGCAATTTCCTGCCGGTTCTCGGTTAGATTGACTGCAACTGACTTAACCATCCGTTGCATTATTGCAGCCCAGTCGCTGCCTGTCAAAGCAGGCAGTGGAACGTCCTTCAAATCGTCAATCGTTCCGTATGGGATTTCTAACATCGAGACACGCTCAGACGGCGAGGTCATGGACATTTCCGGTCCATAGCCAGCCACCCTGGCAAGCTTGGCAATGGTCGTGCTCGAGGGCACATGAACAACCTTCTTGCCTTCAGCCAACGCCTTCAGAAAGCGCGTAATGTTTGTGGGCGATGTAGCTGCCTGGCGCGACCACTCACTCGCAGACCAGCCCTGCTCACCCATAACCTGGTGCATCCACTTCGCTATGTGGGCAGCGTAGCCCTCGGCGGGGTTATTCAGCGGCATGTTTTAATCGATCCATGCTGTTGGTCTCTTCAACCAGATCATCGATGCCGTAGAAATTGCTGAGCAGTTCGTTGCTGACACTATCGTCGAGCATATTTTTAAACTTTTCCGCATTGTCCGATTCCATGACAACCGCGGTTTCCATGCTCCCCCTGACATTTGCAGTTCTGACAAAAGCATGTGCTGCCCGGCTGTTCAGAAACGTCAAAATGCGGTCCTCAATCGAGATGACAATTTCTTTTGGCAGTTCGTTGTTGTCACTGAGCACGTTCATGCGACGCGCTGATGCCAAAGTCCGTGAGCAAAACTCCCTGCTTTTGCCTAGCTGGTAAGCCATCTCGCTGACGTTGATCTCGCGGCCTTCAAACTCTGCAAGGAAAAGGTAAAAGCAAATAAATTTTTTGCCTTCCGTCTCAAACCACCACTCAACAATCGCTTCGTCAGCAGATTTCTGCACAGCTTCCTGTGCGTCAGCTTCACGTAATCGGGCATAAATTTGCTGCTGAAGCATGAACTGGATGTAACGGACAATCACACTATCTCGATTGGCTTGCCGCGCAATCTTGCGCGATTCAATTAATTCTTCCCTGGTCTGCACCACAAACTCCGTGATCTGGCTTCGCGACTCGAACGTGACCAGAGAACACAAATTACTGCATTTGTGCAATAAGTTTCTGCTTGTCGAACTGCATTAATGCAGTATCGTTGCAGCATGATTGATTTTTTGCAGGATCGCTGCGAAGCGAAAAACACCACCGTTCAACGGGTTGCCCGCGAGATCGGTATTGCCGACACGACAGTTTGGCGGTGGGAAAAAAAACTGTTTCAGCCTCGCTCGTCAAGCATCGAGGCAATCCTTGAGTATCTCGACAGGTCATGAGCTGTCAAAGCGACGCATATCACTCGCTGGTTGAGGCGCTGCGTCGTCGCCGAGAACAACTCGGCTTAAGCCAGGTCGAAGTTGACGAGAGGATCGGCGTTACACGCGGTCAATGCGGCAAGTGGGAACTGCATGAGCGACGACCTCGGGCATTCCTGCTTGGCTGTTGGGCTGACGCCCTCGATGTGGAGCTCACAATCCGATGACCACTGATCTGCCTGCCCCCAAAGCCCTCAAGCGTAAGGGCAAAGCAAAGTTCAGGAATGTTCGCGTCGAATATGACGGCATTAAGTTCGACAGCAAGCGAGAGTGCGCCCACTACCAGGAGCTCAAGCTCCTTGAAGCTGCTGGTGAGATCTCGCAACTGCGCGTCCATCCCAAGGACTTCGTAATCACCATCAACAACCAGCGCATTTGCCGCTACGAACCCGACTTCATTTTTTACGACGAGCTGCAAGGGCGCTTCCGCATCCAGGATGTGAAGGGCGTCGTTACCGCCCTCTTCAAGCTCAAAAAGAAACTGGTCGAAGCGACCTATGACATCGAAGTGGAGATAGTGAGATGACCACAATCGTTGGATTCCAACAGCTAGCCCAGTCTCTAGGCCAGGTCAGAACCTTACTTGCGAAGGCAGACGACCAGGTGCAGCAGGGACTGCGTGTAGATCCACACAACAAGTTTCTGAACGACCTTGAGGACTTTCTTTCAAACAAAATACTGGAGGCAAACCATGCCATCACGGTCGCATATGAGCGCGGCACTCTCCTCGGCAGTGACGAAAGCAAGGCTGGCAACCAACCCTCGCTGGAGAGCGGTTCGAGCCGAGAAGGAGCCCTCAAAAGCGCAGCTTGAGGAATCCAAACGCCCAATCGAGGCGCTCAAAAACATGCGTTATCGCAGATATTCCTGATTTTTTTTGCCTTATATACTGCATTTCTGCAGTGCATATGGTATATACAAGCCAAGGAGTTGCACTAATGCACAATCAATTCACCGCCCTCAATGACCTGGTGCGCGAGATCGAACGCGCTTCAGATGTCGTTGTTGCTCGCACCCCTGACGCTGACGATGGCGACATCGACGCCCAGGTCGAGGTCATCAACAACGCAATCAATGGCGAGCAGCTGCTCAAGCTTGCTCGCAGCCTGATCGAGTTCATCAGCAGCGAGGTACACGGCAGCGAAGCTGCTGTTGCCGCCTACACCGAAGCTCTCGATCTATACGAAAGGAAGTTTCATGGCGCGTAAGCATCTCGGCGGATCAGCTGCCAACAGAATTGCAAACGGCGACGCCTACGGCCTGTGGGAAGAAATGACGGAGCGCAGGGAGCCTGACAATCTCGACGACGTTTTCCGCGTGCAGCTCGGCGTCTACACAGAAACCTTCAACCTTTCATGGTTCGAGCAGGAAAGCGGCCTCGAAGTTGAGCGTGACGTTGCCATCCATCACGCCGAGTACGACTACTTCGTCGCGCACCTCGACGGTCGCATTGCCGGGGCTCGCACCCCGGTTGAATGCAAGCACACCAACTCGTTCAATCGTGATGTCGCTGGGTACTACTACGCGCAACTCCAGTTCTACACGTGGATGGCCGACGCCGACGAGATCCACCTCTCGATAATCCGCGGCAACGAATACGCGCGTCAGACAGTCGCTCGCGACGACCGTTATCTGGACGCCTTAATTAACTCCATGCACCGATTCCAGGAGTGCCTGGAGAACGACACGCCCCCATCGGAGCGACCGCTCGCAGTCGAGCCCAACGACATCGTCCTCGACAACATGCGCGTCGTTGACATGACGGGCAACAACGAGTGGGGGAATAAAGCGGCTGAGTGGCTTGCCATGAAACCCTTCAAACAGCGTTTCGATCATGCCGCAGCAAACCTTCGCAAGATCGTGCCCAAGGATGCTCGTGAGGCTTACGCCCATGGCATCACCGTCAGGCGTTCGAGCAACAACCGCTTGACGGTTCGCATCGATGACCGACCGACAGCAGTCGAGGCAGCGGAATGAACTACGCACGCGCAACAGATCCATCAACGAGCTGGGAAGCAGCTGAGAGCTTGTCCAGCGATCACGTGGCTCGCGTTCGAGAACAGGTCCAGCAGTACGCGCTCGAACGCGGCACAACGGGATTCACCGACAAGGAGCTCGAAGGTCATTTCGGTGACTATGGCAGCACCTATCGCACCAGGCGGTCAGAGCTATCAGCAGCTGGCGTCATCGTTGCGACGAATAGCAAGCGCAAAACGCCCTCCGGTCGCAACGCCATCGTCCACGTGCATCGCAACTACCGCGAAGGTCATCAGCTTTCACTGATTTAAACCACAAGAAAAGGAGTCCCAGATGGATGACATCACCCACCACAAGGCAGTGATGGGTCGCGCCGAGCAGATGGTCGAAAAGTTCGGCGTCGCTCAACGCGGCGGCAAGAAGTACCTGGAGGTCAAGCACCGGGTTGCACTCTTCAGAGAATCTTACGGCCTAGCCTACGGCATCGAAACTTGCATTGAGCACGCCGACGAGAAGTATGTGCGCGTCCGCGCTGTCATTCGAGACAAGCTCAACAATGTTATTGCCAGCGGTCTTGCCGAAGAAGTGCGAAACACCGGCATGGTCAACAAGGGCAGCGCGTTGGAGAACTGCGAGACCAGCGCCATTGGTCGTGCGCTTGCCTGCCTTGGCCTGGCGGGCTCCGAATACGCCTCGCTCAACGAGCTTGAGATCCACAAGGGCAAGGTCGCCAAGATCGAGCAGATGGAGAATCTCAAGGCTGTAACGCCTGCCAAGAAACCTAGCGCAGATGCGTTCACGCGATGCATCGAGGAAGTCGGCGGCGACGAGTTCGAAGCCGTCAAGTCTGCGCCTGAAGAGCAGCGCAAGGTCTTTGTCGATTTCGCCCGACAGGCTTTCGACTTGCTCGACCGCAAAGCCAGCAGCGCAGAGTTCGTCGCGCTGCAGGCTGACTACATTCCGCTCATGAAAACGCACGCCGTTCTAAAGGCGGCTGCGCTTCGCCTCGTTGCCTACATCACACCTTCTCTCATCGAAGCAGCTTAAGGAGTCTCTACCAATGGACATCAACCAGATCACGATTTGTGGCCGTCTCGGTTCTGACATCGAGTTTAAAAACACCAGCAACGGCAAGACCTTCGCAGTCGCGTCGGTTGCCACCAACCTTCGTCGCAAGCAGCCAGACGGCAGCTACTCTGAGGATACGACCTGGCACAAGGTCAACATCTGGGCGTCGGGCCTCGTTGAACTACTCGGCAAGCGCGACATCTCCAAGGGCGACATCGCCTATGCGCAGGGTCGTCTGAAGGTGGACAAGTACCAGGACAAGAACGGCGTCGATAAGACCGGCGTTAGCATCGAGGTCGACACGTGGGGCACCTTCAAAACCATGCCAAAGCCTGCCGCTCGTGGGCCTGTTAAGCAGAACGGAGCGGGCGTTGCTGCGGCACCTGTTGAGGCTGTCTCATGGGATTGACGCCGCTAATCACAGCAGAAGAAGTTGCAGACCACTTCGATGTAACAGCTGAGACTGTGCGCAGCTGGGTTGACAAGGGCGAGCTAGCCTTTGTCAACCTCGGCACAGACAGGTATCGCGTTATGCGCTTTACTGCCGAGCAGATTGAGGACTTTGTAAAAGGGAGAGAGCGGCATTGCACCTCTACAAGCGTGACCGATCACCTTACTGGTGGTGGCGTTGGACTCCGCCAGGCTCCTCCAAAGAGCTTCGCGGAAGCTGTCGTACATCTGACAAGCAAGAAGCAGAACGCTACGCCATAAGGCTGCAGGCTGATTGGCGGCAGACAGAATTGCTGGGCGAAGTCCCGGCAATAACAATCGATGCTGCTTTCAGCACCCTTGTCACCGATCACTACGCGTTCAAGAAATCATACAGGACGCCTGTCCAACAGCTTGGCGTTATCAAGGCCATTGCCACCCGCATGAAGCTGACGCACATGCACCAGCTCGAAAAAGCAAATCTCAATCAGCTCGTGCTAACGCTCAAACGCCGCGTCGTTAATGGAGAGATAAGCCCTGGCACTGTTAACGCGCATCTGCGCGTCCTGCGTCACGCAATCAACTACACGCGAGCGCAGGGCTATCGCGTCGGGGCAGTTACAAAAGACACGTGGCAAGATCATTTCTATCCAACGTCGAAGCCGCGGACAAAGTTCTATACCGAGGATGAGTTTGCAAGGCTGCTTGCTGAACTGCCTGAGCACCTCGTGTCGCTCGTGCTTGTCGCTGTGCAGACCGGGTTGCGTGCAGGCAACCTTCTCAACCTCACAGAAGATGACATTGATTTCGAGAGAGACGAGATAACGGTCTACACCAAGAGCGCAGACCCCAACGGCAACGAGGTCACGATAGGTATCGGCGCAAGCCTGCGTGCCTATCTACTCGACCTGTGCGCGAAGAACCGCACGCGGACAAACGAATACCGTCACCTGTTTCTCTATCGTGATCGGGTCACTCGAATGTACCGCCCGTTCAAAAATTACAAGACAGCATTCAACAGGGCAAAAAAACGAGCCGGTCTTGGAGACTGCACCTTTCATGATTTACGCCACACATGCGCAAGCTGGTTGCTTGCACAAGGCTACGACCTGATCGATGTCAAAGAGCAGCTCGGCCACTCATCTGTCGTGACAACGCAGAAATATACCCACACGACACCCGAGCGAAAGCGTGATCGCACAGAGGCGATTTCGCACATTATCCGTCACACTGACACTGACGACAGTGTGCAACCTATTGTTAATAAACGGAAACAAAGGAGGTGACCCGCTGATTAAGAGTCAGCTGCTCTACCAACTGAGCTATGCGCCCACGGATCTCTAAGACCATATAAACCTTGGCCTTTTGGAGATCAAGCGGTTTCTAAAACTGCATTATTGCAGGAAATTTGAGGGGATACACAGAACGTTGCTGCGTATCCTGCACAATTTTCCGCACAAAATCCGGCACACTGGCGCGCATGGCAGCTATGCGTTCTCGTTGTGTCCCAACCAAGGAGTCTCAGATGCCTTTCGACAATCTTCCCTACGCAGAAAAAATTGCCCAGCACGGCTTTGTGCCTGCCGATCACCATGAACCACAGTTCTTCGAGGTCGGTTGCGAGAACATCTTCCGCAACGATAGCGATGACCGTTACTGGCAGCGCGTCTACAACCGGGATACCAACCAGACTATCGAGATCCACTCCTCGCGCTATGCGCTCGTGCCCTACGAGGAGTCTGTCGCAGCCGTGCAAGAGGCTATGCGCTCCAACAACGTCGATACGACCGACATGCAAGTGTCAATGGACATGACGCCAAACGGTGGTCGGCTGTTCTACCAAGCGATCCTGCCTGCCTACACGCGCCTCGAAGGCGACAGGGCAATCTCTCTGCGCGTCATTATGTTCGACAGCTACGACGGCTCGTGCGCGTTTACGATCCGTGGTGGGCTTTACAAGTTTGTCTGCGCCAACCAGGCAATCATTCCCTACCAAGGCGGTGAGTATCAGCACATCCGTGCGCGTCACACGACCAACATCGGTGAGCGCATTCCCGAGATCATCGACACGCTGCTTGGTGCCATCGTTGACTTCGAGGGCGAGATGGAGCGCCGCGTTCACTGGCACAACATCCACCTCGAAGCCGACCAGGCTTATGATCTTCTCAGAACCATGAAGGTCAGCAAGTCAGTGCGCGACCACATCTACCAGGAATTTGTGCAGACCCCTGAAGGTCCGTTCCTGTCTGCTCTCGATGATGTCTTGACCAGCTGGGCAACGCACTACGAGCAGCCGAATGTTCGCACAGCCATCGACCGACAGAATGTCGTGTCGTTGCTGGAGAGCTCGACTGCATGGCGCAAGCACGAGCCGGTTATTGAAGCGGTTGCAGCTTAATGAATGACCCACGCAACCTGTCCGTGGAGATACGGCGTCTGAGAGAATTGATTGATAATCTCTCGGACGCCATTACCCGTGGCGAAAAGCTAGCTAAGGTAATTGAGAGCAGAACAGTCTATCTTGAAAAGGCTCTTACGGCTTGTAAAAATCTGCCTACAAGATCAAACGTGTTAATCGAGCCGTCGCTCTCCAACTTCAAACGAACGCCAAAAAATTTATACAACCTTTTGGACGCTGTTGCGCTTCAATGGGATGTTACGTCTGACCAAATAAAAAGTCACAGAAGGTCACGCGTTTTGGCTTACCCTCGTTTTGCCTTCTGTCACATCGCTCATATTGTGTTGTCCTATCCTTCTACTGACATTGGGATAGTATTGAGCAATCGCGACCACACCACAGTTTTGCACGCCTGTGATCGCACAGTAAATTTGTTAAAAGAAGACGACAAGTTTGCTGCGAATTACAAAGCTGTTTATACCGCTATCAAAGCGAGCCAAACGCCAACGTCGCAGGAGCACCACTAATG